AGGTAGTACCCCTGGGAGGGAAGGCATTGGGTCAACAACACCATCAAAACGGAATCTGGCTATTGATGATGTTGCGCCAGAAAATGTGGTGTATGTAAAAGCACCGGCGCAATAAGAATTCAATGCGGTAAAGCTTGCTGTATCAATTTGCGATGCAGGAATGCTTGCTCCATATCGCGTTGAGCGCATGAAATCACTAATGCAATCGCCTGGAGCAGAACGAGGATTTGTGATTTGAAAGCGGGTTTGTTGCAGGCCAGTTAGTCCAGCATCTTGGTTGTAGACAATCTTAATGATGGCAAAAGCGCAATTGCTCATCAATTTTGTCGAGTTCCATTTATATGTAAGGCCAGGATCACTCATTACTTGAATAGCATTTTGAGTGCTATTCGTTGGAGTGTATGAACCATTGCGATACAAATAAATAAACAAATTTCCATTTACGTTGGTTTGTGATTCTCCCGTAGATTCATCTAGCAATGAAACAACTTTAGTTTGGTCTGTCGAATCAAACTGACATTTCTTGCCGCCCAAATAAATGTTTCCAAATGAAAAAACATCACCACTTCCTGTCTCTGTGTCAGTTACTTCAGACAGGGCAAGACAAAAATACATTGTCTGATTGTCATCAGTGATTGTTAAATCAGTGATGATGCCGCCCACATAGGCTTGCCCATACACCACAGGCAATTTATTACTTCCTGATGGAGCAACCTGAACTCTGCTACCAGGAAGTTTGGCATCAGACATTGTTGGAGTGCTTGGCTGCATTGCCTTAGCAATAATTTGCGAAACAAGCAAATTGATTGCAAAAGATGCAACAGCATATCCAGTAGCTCCAAGCGCAGCCGCTGCCATAAGCGCATCGCCAAAAATTGCCCCAAGTACGATTGAAGACGGCATATCAAATCACCCAAAATTCTTCAAGTTTCGAGAACCCGAATCTACTATATTTCAAGTCAGGGCTGTTTACCATTTTGCTGATAAACGCATTGCAAATTCTGCCTGCATCTTTCAATGCAATAGCTTCATCCAAATATGCCCGCAACAATCTGTACCCAGCAGTGCTTCCGCGATGTTCCGGTTCAACCCAATATGCAAATTCAGTCAGCACAAAATGCTTAGGCGACCACATACTTGGCATCACAGCAGCAATCATCATACCCGCTGGCTTTTTGTCAATCTCCGCAATCAGAACAACCCCTCGCCCAGCAATCAATTCATTGAGCATTTGAGTGACATATTCGGCATCATCTGCATCGCGCAAAAATTCCAAAGGCGTTTCATTTCGATAATGACGCAACATATCCAGCACAGCCGGAATATCAAAACGATTAGCTTTGCGAATCATTCTTCTTTTTTCCCAAACTGATAGAAGATTGTTTCAATATAACTGACACGATTCATGCTTGTGTCACCTGGATTGAAAAATTGCCAACTATCATCGTTTGTGAATCGACCAGCTTCAGTATTTTGCAAAGTAATCTGAGTGCTGGATGCGCCTATTTGAATGGTGCCAACAAAGCTCCTGGCTTGCTCCATCCATTGCTCTTGAATGCTGAACGATGTAATGTATCCGCTGAAGAACTGATACAAGCCACCAGTGCCTCCAGTAGTGATAAGAGTTCCATTAGTATTAAAGAACCCATGCCACATTTGAATGTATGAGCCTTTAACTGTGTTTCCCAAAACAAAGCCAAGCATTGAAGTATCAATGCCAGTCAGAATCACAGATGTATCATTGGATGTGCTTTTGATGTCACGTTGCACATCACCAACCTTCATCAATGTTCCAACTGCATTAAATGGAAATACGTCAACTGCTGGAACTGCGATGTCATAAGGAGCAGTACAAAAACGATATATCTGACTTCCCGTATTGATACGGAGAAAATCAGCAATTCGAATATTATTCGTGCCGTCAACAGGAGAAATAATATTCATAGCACAGCCTCAAAGCCAACGAATTCTCCGCTCCACTCAATGAAAGAATCATTTGTAATTGGTCGAAGCGTATATGTTGGATAGTTACGCAAAATTACAGGAAATGTCACTCCTGTATATGTGCTTCCGCCCATGATGATTGTTGTCCCATATTGACCAGCAACACAGGCAACAGTAGAAGTAAGAGTAGAAATCAGATTGCGATGCACGGGCACGTTGACAGTAGAACCCGATCCACGCAAAACATCTGCCGTCACAATATAAGCGTAACGATCAACCTGTACAAAATCACCAATTTTGAACAAATATGATCCAGAAGAAATTGATGGCAAAGAGCCTAATACAAGAACTTTATTTGCAGAAGATGTTTGCCATTGACAAGCGGCAATTTGAGCGCCTGTCATGTCACCTTGATACTTAATGTAATTAAGCCAACCAGTTGAACCAAAATTCAAATATTGCTCAAGTGATTTGTCAGGAATCCGCAAAGAATTGAGTGTTCCTCTATTTTGCGAATAGAGCAAATAGTTCATGGGCCGAATCGTGAACTGAAACGGAACCACGGTCAGAATCTCGCTCGTGAGAATTTTTTGGTTGCGGCTAACAGTCTGACCAACAAACCGTTGGTCATTGATGCCTACGCTTTCCGCAATGCTGAGTATGGTTTGAAGGCTCATGTTATCTGCTCACTGGCATAGACCTTTGTGCGGATTGATTTGCAGCCCACACAGCCTGTTTGTTTTTGGCAAGGAACTGAATGCCACTTTGAGTATCAATAGCACTCATATTGGCAATGTACGGTCCATTGTAGACCACGGATGGGCCAGACGAACCCATCATTAGCTTATCGTTTGGAATGATGGTTCCAGCCGTATTGGGAATAAAAAGCTCCGGGCCTCTTTCGCCAACAATAGAAGCCTTCCCAACAGGCGGAGAACCACCATCGGCAAAATAGCCTCCAAGGTCTTGATTGCCAAATTGATTGCCAGTCCCCCATCCACCACCGGATTTCATCCCCATCCAGCCAGTAAAAGAACCAATGAGGCTGCGCACAATACTCATGGCCTGGAGCTTCATTTGCATGATAAGCATATCTTGGATTACGCTGCGAGTGAAATCCTTGATGCTGAATTTGCCAGTGCGGACAAAATTCTCAATCGAAGAAGCCATATTGCTCCACACAGCATCGTACACGCCTTGAAGACGCTTAAAAGATTCTGCCAGTTCAATATTCGCAATTTTTGCCTGAGTAATTGCATCTAGTTCACGTTCTGCTTTTCTCTGATCTTCCTCAGACATATTCTTGAACTCTTGACTTCTGCGAAGCTGCAAAAGTTCTTTTTCGGCTTCAACCCGAGCAATGGCAATGTCAACTTCTTTTTGTGTTGCGCCAATCAAGCTAAATTTCAGATTAAGCTCTTCAGATAGAGCTTTTTGAATGTCAGATTTTTTGGTAATGTCATCAAAAATCTTTTGACGATCACGGATATTTTTAAAGACAATCTCTGTGGATTGCTCAAATTCTCTTAGATCGGTTTCCCATTGTTTTTTACGCTGCAATTCTTCGGTTTTTCGATAGCCTTCAGCAAGAATTTGGTCAATATCTGCTTGAAGTTGCGCACGAAGTTCTCCGCCTCTGGCTCGTTTTTCTTGAGCAGATTTAGATTCAAACTCAAACAATTTATCGGCAATGCTTTTTGCAGTGTCAATCTCAATCTTTTCTACATCAGTTGCATATGTTTTTGCATACTCAACCATTGTTTGATATTGAGTTTTTGCAAGCTGCATACGCATTTGCAAAGAGCGATCACCACCACCAGTAGCTTCGTAATCAGAAATTGATTGGCCTTCTCTAGCC